TAATCAATACAAGGTATCACTATGATGATCTCTGCGGCTGGCTACTGAAGCAACAGGAGAATATGTCCGACTACGAAACTATACCGTGGGAGGTGGTAAGGATACCTGCATGGGTTGATGAAGAATCTTCTGAATTACTTAATCTTCCTGTGGGTAGCAGTTACTTTCCTGAGTGGAAGTCTGACAGGATACTCAGGATGGATGAGAGTGAGATCAAGGCAAGTAACGGAAGCCGGTACTGGAACGCTCTGTATATGCAAGACCCCACACCTGAAGAAGGCGGTATAATAAAAAAACGCTGGATCAAGGATTGGGAATATGATGAACCACCTAGCTGTGATTTTATTGTACAGACATTTGACACAGCCTTCTCCACATCCAATACTGCTGACTATAGTGTCATACAGACATGGGGTATCTTCTATATGTCCCATCAGGATAATGAAGGTTACGAAGACTTTGCTCCACACCTGATACTTCTGGGTAACATCAAGGGACGCTTTGAGTATCCAGAGCTTCGACGGCTGGCGCAGAAACTATACAATGAACATAGACCTGATGTATGCATGGTTGAAAAAAAGGCATCCGGTCAATCCCTTATACAGGATATGCGTAGGGGTGGCCTACCAGTAATGGAATACCTGCCTGACAGAGATAAGGTATCCAGAGTTTATGCAGCAACTCCTATCATGGAAGCAGGTCGTCTATGGATACCCAAGGGTAAGAAATGGGCAGACGACCTCATAGAAGAACTTATACGGTTTCCCAATGCAGCGCATGATGACCAAGTGGATGCCCTGACAATGGCAGTACACTACATGAAAGACTCATGGCATCTTACACATCCTGATGATCCAGAGTACGATGATGAGCCTACTTATAAACCAGCTACTTACTGGAATGTATGATTTGGGAAAACTAAGAAAGTGTGCTATAATAATAGGATGATTGATTTAGAAAAAAAAGTAGAAGAATTAGATAAGAAATTAAATGCTCTTATCTTTGCACTCCAAAAAAAGACAGAGCCAGAATTAAAACTATTTCCATCTGCTTATATTAAAGATGATCTTGGTTATGAGTTTAACGATGATCTAACTGGTTTTATGCGGTGGTATTTTGAAAAGTGTCCTAATAAGTTTCAAGTTCCTTTTGATAATCCGCTTTTGTTTATTGAAGGACACACCGCTTGTACTCTCTTTAGGCATGGTGCATATCAGGTTGAGCTAGTTTATATGAAGCCTGACACTGTAACTTATGATCATAATCATCCTGATGTAGATAGCTATGTTGTTTATCTATATGGAACAAACTTTAGATATCAGGGTAAAGAAGTTCTAAGTAAGAAAGAAGGACACTATCTAGAAAAGAATGGTAAGGCTTCTGCTTACATGCATAAGATAAGACTTAAACCTAATGTAGTACATGGTGCAGAGTCTGGTCCTAATGGAGCATGTTTCTTTTCTATACAGAAATGGTTAAGTGGTAAAGCTGGCGAGTCTATCGCAAATAGTTGGAATGGTGAAGAGTTAGGAGAGCAACACGCAAAAGGTATTAAGTAGTGACTGAACTAGAAAAAATAATATATACTTTAGGTTTATCTGATATACATAAAAACTGGACAACCACAGATATTATAAATAGAATATTACCACCAGTAAAACTTAAACAATATATTTTTATTTCAAATGAAAAGGTTCCGTTGTTCTATGCTTCATGGGCATTTATGGATCAAGAAGCATCAAATGCTAGAGAGTTCTCAACAAGAGACATTGCAGTACAAGATTGGCATAGTGGACATGTACCATGGATTATGGATATTGTGTGTCCTATGGGCGGTACTACAGAGGGAATTAAAGAACTAAAGAAAGTTCCTAAACATCTAGGTGTTAAAGGAAAAATAAAATTCTTTAGAACTAAAAAGGGGAAGAAGGTATTACATCATGTTAACTGGACATAAAAAATCTAGATATAATATTTATGATAACTTAGAGTTTCTGAGCCTTAACTCCTATGAGCTAAAACATTTTTGTTTTGGTGAGGGCGGAGGAGGCGGAGGAGGCGGCGGAGGAGGAGGCGGTGGTGACGCACCTGATGCCTCTCCCGGATATGGTGGTCCTAGTGGTCCTACTGGTGGTCCTAGTGGTCCTAGTGGTGGTATAGATGTTGATGCTACTTTTGATGGTCTTAGTGATTTTGATCCCGGCTTTGGTATGGGTGTTGACCTTGGTAGTGCCTTTGGTGGTGCTTACGGTTATGCAGGTGTAGACGAAGGACAGCCTACAAATATGGCAGGTTTTGTAGATCAAGGTAACCGTGAAGGTTTTTCTATTGCTGGTGTTCCCGGTATAAATGCTGCTGAAGCAAGAGATGCTATAAATGAGGCACTGGCAGAAGGTCGCATTGGATATAATGCAGCAGTTGATCTAGGCTTTCCTAGTCTTATAGATCAAGCTGAAAAAGATTTTGATCTTGCTACTGCTATTAGTATTGAAAATAAGTATGGTCTTGAACGAGGACAAGTAACTCCCGGCTTTGGTTCTTTTTCTTATCAGGGTCCAAACGCAATAGCAGCCGCTATGAGTGAAATAGGTAGTGCAGCTAAAAGTTTAACAACGTCTTACTATGATATGTTTAGTCAGATGCCTAGTCTTACAGGCACAATTGCTGGTGTATTAGGATTTGAAGGAGTACCGGGAAGCGTCCTTGGAACAGGTTTTAGATCAGATGTTTTAGGATTAAACCCAGAAAGTGAAATTGGTAAAAATATTAGTGATGTAACAGAATCACTAGGATTATCTTCGATTCCTTCTAGTATAGATGAAGCAGCTTTAGGTTTAGCACAGGCCGCAGCCGAAGAAGCAACCGGCCTTGATTTAAGTGCACCAGCCATTGCTGAAGGTCTTTTTGATTCTGTATTTGGTACAGAAGAAGAAGAAGAAAATGCATTTACAGGTTTTGAAGCAACTGATGTAGGATTATCATCTAATTTAGGATCACCATCTGCTAGTGTTGCTGACATTAGTTCTCAGGCTGAAAGTCCAGAAGAAAGTATAGACCCCGGTGGTGACGAATTAATTCCACGGCCTCAATCTACACCTATTCCTTCTCCCCCTCAAATAGCTTCACTACCTGCACAAAATATTTTTAGAGAACCTGTAACCAGAACAGCAGCAGCAGATACATTTAGTATTCTTTCAAGAATATATGGACCTGAAGTAGCAAGACAACTCGCACCTAATAGGACAGTATAATGGCAACAGAACGAAATCCCTTTGATCGTATACCCGAACAAGAAACAAATGTTGTTCCCTTGACGGCTGAATCAGAAGAAATGAATGCTACCTTTGAGGTTGATGATGATGGTAGTGTTACTGTTGATTTTTCTGATAATGTAGAAATGGAAGCTGCTGAAGATATTGCTGAATGGTATGGCAATATGACAGAAGATATGGATGAGGATGATCTTGCTGATATTGCAGCAACTGTAATTGAAAACTTTGAGGCTGATAAAGATTCCCGTGCTGAGTGGGAGTCTATGTTTGAGCGTGGATTTGATCTTCTGGGTCTAAAGCTTGAACAGGGTACAGAACCCTTTGATGGTGCATGTACTGCTGTACATCCTCTTCTTATTGAGTCTGCTGTTAAGTTTCAATCAAAAGCTTCTGGTGAATTGTTTCCTGCTAATGGTCCTATAAAAACTAGGATACTTGGTAAGTCTACTCCAGAAAAAGAATTGCAAGCTAACAGAGTTCAGAACTTTATGAACTATCAGGTAACAGAACAGATGCCTGAATACTTTGATGAGTTTGAAAGAATGTTGTTCCACCTACCCTTGATTGGTTCTGCATTTAAAAAGCTTTACTATGATGCCACAGTTAAGCGTCCCAGATCAGAATTTATTCCTATTGATCAGTTCTATGTTTCATACTATGCAACTGATCTTTCAAATGCAGATCGTTATACACATGTTATCTATCGTAGTCCTGTTGAAATACAAAAAGATATCAGGGCTGGTGTATATGAAGATATAGAACTTAGTTCTCCCTCATCAGATGTAGGAACATCTTTCAGTGAAAAGATGGATACCATTATTGGTTTGTCTCCTACATCAGGTCACGATCCACAGTATGTTCTTCTGGAGCAACACTGTTATCTTAATATTGAAGATGAAGACGAAGCCTGTCCGTATATTGTAACTGTTGAACAACAGTCTAGACAGGTACTGAGTATTCGTAGAAACTATAAACAAGATGATCCAAACAAAGAAAAAGTAAATCACTTTGTTCATTATAGGTTTGTACCGGGTTTTGGTTTCTATGGTCTTGGTCTTATACACTTCCTTGGTAATTTGACTATGAGTGCTACTGCGGCAATGCGTTCGCTAATAGATGCAGGGCAGTTTGCAAATCTACCGGGAGGATTTAAGGCTAAAGGAGTGAGGATGGTTGGCGACAACTCTCCTATTGCTCCCGGCGAGTTCAAGGAGGTTGAGGCAACTGGTATAGATTTGTCAAAGGCTATTATTCCCCTTCCCTACAAAGAGCCTTCCTCTACTCTATTCCAGATGTTAAACTTCGTAGCTACTGCTGGTCAGAAGTTTGCGGACAGCACGGAGCAGGTTATCTCCGATGCTGCCTCCTATGGACCCGTTGGAACTACTATGGCTTTGCTTGAGGCAAGTAGTAAGTTCTTTACAGCAATTCATAAAAGAGTACACAAATCTCAGAAGGATGAGTTTCGTATTCTTGCTCGTATTGACTATGAATATCTTCCACAGGAATATCCTTATGATGTGCCATATGAAGATCGTAGTATTTTTAGACAGGACTTTGATGGACGTATAGATATTATTCCAGTATCTGATCCTAACATTCCCAGCAACGCACATCGTATGATGATGGC